ACCCGGAGGGTCTATATTTTCATCTCCATAAGTTCCATGCCCCATTTGCCATGAGTTACCGACTCCATTTCCAGATTCATCATTTCCACCACTATCATAACCTTTAAAAGCATATCGGTAAGTATTTGAAGTTGTAAAATTAGAGCCGCTACTTCCACCTGTTCTATAGTGCATAATTAAATCAGCACCTTGTGAGTCTACTGTTGCGTCAAACACACACATATAGTTGTCATAAGTAGAAGAAAAAACATTATCTAAAACTGCTTGACTTACATTACTAGTGGCAGTTGTGGTTGCTAAATGAACTAATCCACCACTAGGAGCTTCAGCCCAAGTTAATCCACCAGTATTACCAGATTGTGCTGTAAGCATATATCCATTTGTTGGTGCGTTACTTATTTGTAGTTTAGCTTCATTGATTGCTTGGTCTGCAATATTTGCTTGTGGTAAAGCACCTGTAACTTTAGAGGTTAAATCAATACTTCCTGCCAACATAGCGTTTGTTACACTTGAAGTTGCCGGAGTAACTGTTTGTCTTGCTTTGCCTTGATAAACACAATACATTGTATCTGAACCAGCAGTAGCTTCTGACAGCGTTAAAGCTGTGCCAGATGCAGTATATGCTTTTCCAGAACCCGGATGTTGACGAACATTATTAATAAATAATTCTATTTCGTTTTCATTTGCTACCGGTCTATCCAAAGTATAGTTAGCAGTTGCACTAACAGTAAAATTTTGAATATCTACGCTAGTAAATTTTTCTGCGGGTATATTCCCAATATATGCCATTTATTCTCCTCTTATGTACTTATTGCATCGACAACCGATACCCAAGCGTCTACTGAACTTGCTGTGTCAGACTTAACATAAAGTCTATCACCAGACTGGACTACAATCTTAGCCCCTCCGTCTAATATTTGCAAAGCTCCGCCACTAGGGATGGGTGCGTCTTTTACAAGATGAATATCGTTAGAACCATCGTTAATGTATACTTCGACATTAACTGTGCTTCCAGTTATATTTGCTAGATGTATTCCTACTACAGTATCATAACTATCAAAGTTAGAACCATTTGGGAAATCAACAGCAGATGTACCGATATTGTTTTCAGTATATCTTCTAAAATTTTGAGCCATCTATTTTCCTCCTAAACTATAATGCGATTGCCATCGCTGTTGCGAACCCTTGACTAGAAAAACTCGCATTGTTTTCTACTAATGTTACAACTCTCGATAGAGCTGCTTTTCTATTTGTACCACCTGCACCATCATCTACTGCAATTAAATCTGATGTAGTTAAATCTGCTCCAATGTCTGTAGCTCCGTCAATGTCTACAGCCGCAAGTGAAACTTTGTTTGCAGTTGAAATTGTAGATAGTTTACTATCCGCAATACTACCACCTAACATAGTGTTTGATACACTACCAGTATCACCTGTTCCAACTAATGTACCAGAAGCTGTAGGTAAAACTAATACTGCACTACTAGCTGCTGAGTGTGGTGCTGCTTGTAATGTTTGTGCGTGAGCATTTGAAGACTCACAATAAAATTTAACTTTAGCTACATTACCTGTGCCTGTTCTAATATCTATTAAACCATCTGATACTGATACACCACCAGAACTTCCGTTACCATCAAGATTTACTACACCACTTCCATTTGGTAAAATGTCAATGTTTGCATTTGATGTAGATACAATGTCATTACCATTAACATCTAAGTTACCACCTAGTTGTGGACTTGTATCTTCTGAAAGATTTTCTAATTCATTACCTGTTGCTTGAGTTACAGAAGCAAAAGATAATGTACCACCGCCATCTGTTTTTAAGAATTGACCATTAGAACCATCGGCAGTTGGATGAGATAAACCATCTAGTATTACTTTACCAGAACCATTTGGAGTTATTGCAATATTACCATTTGATGTTGATACAATTGCATTTCCGTTTATATCTAAATCACCACCAAGTTGAGGTGTAGTATCATCTACTAAGTTAGTAGTATCTACTGTTTTACTTGTAAATGATAAATTACCAGCACCATCTGTAGTTAATACTTGTCCATTTGAACCATCTGATGTAGGATGTGAAAGACCATCTAAGATAACTTTACCAGAACCATTAGGAGTAATAGAAATATTACCATTAGAAACAGAAACAATAGAGTTTCCATTTACATCTAAATTACCTCCTAGTTGTGGAGTTGAGTCACCAGATAAATCTGTATTTACTGTAGCAAAAGATAAGTTACCGCCACCATCTGTTTTTAAAAATTGTCCTGCTGAACCATCAGAAGTTGGGTGTGATAATCCATCAAGAATAACTTTGCCCGAACCATTAGGTGTAATAGATATGTTTCCGTTTGACGCAGAAACTATTGCATTACCATTGACATCTAAGTCACCACCTAACTGCGGAGTAGTATCAGATACAACATCTGAAATACCACCAGTAGCAGAAGTTACATTTGCAAGTGAAATTTTCTTTAAACCCGCATCTGCATCGTGAATTAATAAATGGTCGTTAGCAGTATCAAAACCAGAAGTTAAAGCTGTTTGTCCACTAATAACATTTGCATTTAACATCGCAGTTTCTACTGCACCAGAGCCAATAGTTGTAGCTCCTGTTGAACTAATTGTTACATCGCCAGATACAGTTTTATTATCAAAACTATCTGAACCATCATAAATTAAAATTTGTCCAGAAGAAGGCGTAGATATATTAGTATCAGATAACTCTGCTAGAGTATCTGAAGCTGCTACCTGTGTAGCTATATATGCTTTAATTGATTGTTGTGTTGCTAATTGTGTAGCTGAATCAGAAGCAAAATCATCTTCATCTAATATTGCTGTTCCAGATACGCCTGTATTGATTACAGGACTTGTGAGTGTTTTGTTTGTTAAAGCTTGTGAACCTGCTAGTGTAGCTACAGTTGAATCTATTGCTACTGTTAAAGTATTACCAGAACCAGAAGTATCAATACCTGTTCCACCTGCTATATCTAAAGTTTCACTATCAAGGTCAATAGATAATGCTCCCCCAGAATCACCTTGGAAATCAAGGTCAGAAGCTGTTAACTGTGCATCCACATACGCTTTTACAGATTGTTGTGTTGGAACTAGTGTTGCAGAATTAGATGTCATATCATCTTCATCTACAAATGCAGTAATAGTTATAGCACCATCTGATAAACTTCCATATGTTAATGTGCCAGATACATCTGCGTTAGCATTTATGTCAACTGTTGTTGCAGCAATTTGTACTTCGGTGTCTGCTACTATATCTAATTGTCCATCAGTTGATGAATTAATATAAATAGCTGAATCTCTAAATAAAACTTTTTCAGTAGTGCTTAATAAAATATCGTCAGAGTATTGGAAGTAATCTTCGTCTTCCATCCATGTAATTACACCATCATTAGAAGAACCATCAAATGTTACAGCAATATCTGTATTCTCATTCTTACCAAAAGTGATTGCGTTACTAAATAATTTAGATATTGGACCACCATCACCAGTAGTTGAACCATCGTGTGTATGCCCCGTTGATACATTAAATGCTGCTAGTAATTGGTCAAATTCATTATTTAATAGTGATGCAAATATTGTATCACCATCAGAAAATGTACTTTGTCTAACATATGCTGCCATGTTTTATATTCTTCCTCCTGCTATGAAATCTACATAGAATCCAGATACTGTGTAAGGAGCTTGATTTCCTGCACTTCGTATTCTAAAATTATTTGTAAATCCACTACCTGTTAATGTTGCCCTTTGTTGTGGAAATAATGTACCACCAAATATCGCTGTTCCAAATACTGCATTACCAAATGTTGAAACAGAAATAAGGTTACCTAAACTTATTTCAGATGGTTGAGGTACATTCGGACTTTCAAAATCGTACCTAGGTAAAACTGTTAAATTACTATTTGTTCCTTCTGCTCTAATACTTGTTTTAATATAGTATAAAGTTTTTCTTACACCAGAATCTCCATAATCTAAATCTGGTGTTTTGTATATTGCTATTATATTTGCTCCATCAAAGTCATTACCAGTATCGTGATTATAAACTCTACCATCAACTTCTGCATGATACAAAACTTCATTACCATTTGTGTCTGTACCTGCGTGAACTCTTCTAGCTGGTATACCTTCTGTTTCACTCCATTCATAACCTACAGCACCTGTAGAAGCTACTTTAAAAGTTCCTATGATGCCTTTTTGTTGTGGGTTAGAAAGTCCACTTTGATAATAAAATAATCTGTATTGACTTTTTTCTCTAACAACCATACTAGCAAATTCTATAGTTGATAAGTTAGGAAAAATGTTATCTCTAAATAAAGGTAATATTTTTCTACTGATAGAACCTAATTCTATATCATCAATACGAGCAGTTCCTGCAATTGTTCTTAAACCATCTGGTGCAAGAAATACAAGGTCACCA